TATTCTTTTTCGTACCGGGTAACGTAATCTGACGAGTAAAATCGGCAGGTATAACACCCAAATCAAATAGACCTGTAACATTATCAGATAGCTTAATGTCTTCATCTTCAAATAAATCTAAAATTTCTCCGTTCGCAACCAGTTGAAATTGTATTCCTTGTGTTGATATAACTCCCATATATTATAAAATTAATTTATATCCTTGTCCGTAATTGAATTCAAATGAGTATTGAATAACTTTATCCACAACTCCAGTCTTAAATGTAATAGAATCGGTTGCTATGGTGATAGGCGTCAGCACTGTTGAGCTTTCATCCTTAATCCAATAGATTTCCTCACTAACTAAGATTTGCTTTATAATATCGTTATAATCCTCAGGAATCCAATCCGTATTTACAACGATAGATTGTTTAGAATCTACAATATAATTTAGGTTTGAACTATCTGCACTATCGTATTGTAGTGATGTACCAGTCCATGTACCTAATTGTGGTTGGTATCCTCTAGTAGTTGTACTGAATGATTGCTTATTAACCATATCAAAGTTAAAGTAATCAAACTGTCCAAATCTATTCTTCCACTTAATTCTAATGTTAGGATACTTCTGCTCACACTTAAAGTTAAAATAAATTGGAGTACCTAATGCAGTACTTCCATTATAAGCTTGTATTGTATAATATTCAGGCGAAGCATAAGGGAATCCAGTTTGTGCTGGAAACATTGGTACTTGCTGAATTTGTTGTGAAGATGAAATAGAAGATGATACGTTAATATCGGTTGTTCCTAAATCACTTACTATTCTTACTTTAGTAGGAATTGCTGCTACTGAACCAGCTCCACCAGTAAATACACCAATAGTACCTTTATTACTATCAAAGAATGATTGTGATACAGGTCCACTTGTCATTAAAGGCCAATGTGGAGTTGTTGTTGTTATTGTTTGTCCTACTTGCTCTGGGAATATACCATACCCATCCAATCCTTTGAATACAGCCGATTCAACGTGAGAAGATGTTACATAAGTTGAACCTGAAAGGTATCTAAAGTATCCATCAATCTTAAAGTATTTAACATTTGAAGGATTTTCTTGTCTAGTGTCTTGTAATGTAGAGTTTATAATTTTGCTAACATCAAATATACCAACACCAGAAGCATTTGGAAATTTAGCCAATTGATATTCAGGTATTGAGCTTGATTGTGCGGTTGTTCCATTCCAATAATACAAATCTGCATAATATTGAAATGAAGCGCTTAATACTACATCACCAGTCTCCGCTAACGTAAATATTGTAGGAGATTGGACTAATGAGCAAGTTGCTGGAGTTTGTGTTATAGAAAGAGACATTATTAAATCTTTTCTAATTTAACCTCTAAAGATGAAAAAGTATTGGATGTTACTTTTTTGCGAATCCTTTTAGTACAAAATCTAAAGGTTTTACCATTTCTTCAACCTTTTTATCCAATTGTCCTAATACAAATTCGTTTATGTACATTTGTAATTCTGGGTCATTCGCAGCATATTCAGAGTATCTTCTTGGACCGTATTTAGTAGAACTTCCTTTTCCTTCATGTACAAAGTATCCGTATTCTGCACCTGGCGGAGCATAGTTTAGAGCTAAAACGATTTTACCTTCGGCCTGTTCTTTTAACATCCTACTAACATCGTTATAGCCGGTTACTCTATTGAATAAATTACCTGTAATATATGCTCTTTTGAAATATTGTCCATTGGTCATATATACACCAGCTAAATCGGCATACTTAAACGCAATATCTTTAAGAGTTTTCATTATGGATAAAGATTAAACAAACAGGTATCAGCTGAATTGAATACTTTAAGATTAAATGTTACCACCCATCCTGCTAATCCATTATCAAAGTTATCCTTAAATGGTATTGCTTTTGGGTCACCTTGAATTTCAAATGCTTGTACGCCTGTTCTAGTAAATGAAACTATATCATTTACAATTGATAATGTGTTTGCATGTATATCAACAACATCATCCGTTCCTTCAAATGGAACTGTTTGTAAATTTGCTGAACCTACTGATTCATTATTCTTATTTTTTACTTTATCAGCGATTGTAAGTTGGCAAGTATATATTAATTCTTTCTCTAAAAATAATGCATCATTGATTGTAAAGTTACCTAGCGGATATGCTGGAAATTCTTTTGTATCAATAGAAAACATATCACCTTGTGAAACAAAGTTCAAGGATGGATGATTCGTCAATACTACTTTATAAAAATCTAATATGTTATAGTACAACGTATAGTTTGTACCCATATTATTTACTACTTGTGCTCCCATATTATTATAAGTTTAATCCACCGAAATATGCATTTCCCATATCAGGAAATATTTGGGTTTGGTTACCAACTGATTCCAAATACTCAGGTATTTGATTTGAATATGATATTAGATAGTTCTGCATTCTTGTTGCGTAGTAATCTGCGTTGTTCATACTCTTTTGTAAAAGGTAATCTACATCGTTTTTGCTTACCGCTTTTGATTGCTCTGATTCGTGTCTAACTGCACCTTCACTTTTGAATTGGATTCCAGAGAATGGAAGATATTCAACAGTTGCGTACCATATTAGAGTTGGTTTGATATGGTCATCCATCAAATCTTTATAGTATCCAGTAAATGGTGTACCTGCTTCAATATCAGCTTGTAATTTGTAATACAATACTGTACCTAAAAGGTTTAGTACATACTTTTCTTGCGCTGTTTGAATGAATGGTAATAATCTATCTGCATCTATTGAACCCTGTAAAGGAGTCTTTTTGATTATATCGTTTCTTGTTATAAATAATGCGTATGCCATGTGTTAATTAATTTTTATATACTTCGTATTGCTTTGTAAATTCAGGATTACTCATTTGTAAAACCTCATTAGCGTTATCAATACCACTATCAACTAATCCTGCTCCACCATCTTCTGATGTTGCTGGGTTTTCCATTTGCTTATCAGTTTCATCTGCAACCTCATCAATTGTTTTACCTGTATCTTCAGCTTGTTGTGATAGAATAGCCAATGGAGTTAATTGTTCAAAATACAATTGTACATCTTCGTATCCACCTTCACTTAGTGCAGTAGTTAAGAAGTTTATAATTAAATTTTGGAACGGATTGATTGTCATAGTTTGTAAGATAGAGAATGCTGTCATCATTTCTTCTGATTGAGAACTAAAGCCGTTAGCTTGTGTTCTAATACCAAATAATAATGGTGATGTAATTCTATGTGCAACTAAGATTCTATCCTGTGCATATTCAGAAACGTATTTGTATTTGTCATGTAAGTTATCAACCTGAATTGTATCAATAGTTGGTTTTCTTTCTGGGTCATCGTTAAATGATAACATAAATCTACCAGCGTTTCTAGTGCCTGTAAACTTAGCTTCAATCATATCCTCAATTGTATCTCTTTCTTCAGGAGCTGGAATACCATTGTTCATATTAACCATCACCAATGGTAAGAAACCATTCTCAATATTGTTAATGTGTAAGTTAGATAATTCAGCTTCTACATAAGAGAATTGTAATGCAGATACCCAATCAGGTAATGAGTAATAGTATTTACCTGGCGTATAATTCTTAATGTAAAGAATCTCCATCTTTTCAGTTGATGTACCGAATGCTGGAATCTTCTTCTTATTTCTTTGTGCTTTATGGTCTGACCAATCTATACAATAGTAATAATTTTCAATCTTAGGATTATCATACAACTTCTCAGCTCTTAAATTTTGAACTGGAACGTGAAAGAATTTAACTACTTTAGTATGGTCTGCGTTCCAATATACTTGGAAAGCTGCATTACCATATAGTTTCAAATCAAACGATACACGCTTCATTTCTTCTTGAGGAATTAACTTATCTAATACAGTTTGGAAAGAATCATCTTTAGAGTACAATCCTTTACCAAATATTAAATCAGAAATACCCTCAATACAGGCAGCATTTGTTGTTGATGTTGTGAACGCTTCAGTCACATTTTGAAAGAAATCATCTGGTCCTATAATTCCCACAGGCACCCATTGGTATCTTGTCTTTGTATCTTCAGTTATCACAGGTATCTCTTGCTGTGCCATGTTTACTACTGAAAAGTTTTGATTTATCTTCATATTAATCTAAAATTATGTATTCGTTATCCGTTACATTACTAATGTATATTCCTTCTAATGGAATTTGGTTTTTATATACCGGCTTATCTATTGATTGAGATTGGTACACTTGTATAGAACCATTCCAAATACTACCACTAGCAGTATCAATTATTGTAGCTCTATATTCATCACCAATAGATGCAGATACAATAGATGCTGTGAATGCTAATAAGCTTTCATTTGCATTATATGTGTACGAACTAATAGAAGATGATGTATTCGCTAATGTGTACATATTCTGCAAACTCAATCTTAAATTGCCTGAGCCTGTTGGTTTAGTACGAATTGTGAATAAATTACTTCCTGATATATAATAGCTTTGCATTAGGTTGTCTTTATGTTGTAATTATCTATATATTTAACAACTTTACAATTGATTATAGTAGGACATAAAAAAAGGGAGAACTTAGTCTCCCTTTAATATTGTCAAAATCTATACTGATTAAGCTGCGCTACCTGTTACGATAGTAGGTTTAACAGTCAATGCTCCGAAAGGATTACCGAATGTTGAACCAGAGATAAATGCTGCTGGTAATTGCTCCAATCCAGTAAACGTTACTGAATAACCATAAAGGTCACCCAATGCTGCTCCAGTTTGAATTGTACCTGCTGTTACATCTGCTCCCTGAGTTTTACCTACCAATAGAGAATCTCCACTCATTGTATTCACAACGATTTGAGGTCTACCATAAGCCATCAACTTTAATTGAGTTGTCATTTCGTTAGTAAGTTTCTTCAAGTTAAGAACTAATTCTTGAGAGAAGAAAGTTGTACCATTATCACGAGATGAATTAACAGTTTCAGTATAGCTTGAATTTCCTTTCAAATCATAGTAGTATACTGTACTACCTGAAGGGAAAGCGGTGATTTCACCTGATGCGTTAGTAGTAAATGACGCTGTAGTAAAGTTTAAGAAGTAAACGCCGGTTAGGCCACCTACACTCTCTTTACAAGGTTCATTTCTACCTGCTGATAAATTACAAGGCATATTCTTAGTTTTTTAAGTTTGTTAATTTTATTTAGTTGAGTAAAGGGAGATATGGTTAATCTCCCTATTACTTACTCAATTAATAGTTTTTGTGTATTGCTATGTCAGAACCAATACCATATTGTGTACCAGCTGTATATCTCATAATGATTCTATAATTTTGAGAACCATCTAAGTTAGCCATGTCTAATACTCTTACTTCGTTGTAGTCACTCAATAAACCTGTTCCGAAGAATAAGTTTGATTTTTGTGCTGCTACCATTGCTGAAGCTGCAAGACCAGGACAAAATGCCATCTCAATTCCTTGGAAGTTTAATGGTTTTTCACCTACGTTCATTTGATTGTTCCATCCGTTAGCACCTGCTGTACCACCGCTTAATGCTTGTTGGTAAGCTTTTACTACGTTTGTTGGAACGTAAATCATTACATCTTCTTTACCGTATACAGTGTTAGGAATTGCATTTACTAATGAATCTAATGCTGATAATACGTTTGCTGAAGTAATTGAACCAGAGATAGAAGATGTTACAGGAGCACTATCGCCGCCTGCTACAACTGAAGAAGATAAAGCAGTATAGATACCACCAAATTGTCCGTTAGTTGCGTTTACACCTCTCCAGATTGATTCTTCAGTAGCTTGTGCTACTTTACCACCAACGTAAGAGATTAAGAAATCGTTGAAGTCTTTTGGAATCTCATCAAATGCGCTATAGCCCAATTGTAAAGCTTCCCAAGAATCTACGAACTCTTGCTTACATAATTCAAGGTTTACTTGAAGTTCTTTTGGTTCTAAGATTCTCTCAGTAAGAGCTACAGTACCAGAAGTTGTGAAGTCACATGATGCATTGTTTACTATGCTATCTACTGCAATCTTTTGGATAACACTCTTAAACTTCACATTCGGCATGATTGTGATGTATTGGTTATCCAAAGTTTTAGCTGATAACAACGCCGCTGCAATGTACTTCCCAGCAAATTCACCAGCATAAGTTGTAGTGATTGCAGGTTGTGCGAAATTTTGTTGTTTTCTCATTTTGAAATGATTTTTGTTTGTTTATTTATATAATTTAGATAAAAAAGAATTTTGGGTATTAACCAAAGCACCTTTCTTATTCATTTTAATTCCAGTTTTGTTTGGAGCGTTTTCATCAATTGGTGCACCGTCCAATTTTGGTAATTCTTCTTCCTCATCAGGTTCAACAGCTGCCATTTTATCAACAGTGTTTACTTTTGTTGGGTCACCAGGTAAGTCTTCTGTCTTAACCTTTTTTGCATCACCACCTTCTTCCTTAACTTCCATCATAGATTGCATCTTCTTCTCTAATTCTTCAATTCTATATTGAAGTTTAGTTACCATAGATGCCATATCAGTATCTTCAGGGATTGGGTTAGCTGTTTCTTCAGTTGCTACTTCTTCATCATCACCCATGTCACCACCAGCGATTGATTCCATTTCTTCAACTTCTTTTTCTTCTTCTGAAGCAGGTAATTCAACATTTTCTCTTTCAGTTATTTTACCATCCTTAGTCATTACTTTGATTAGGACTTCATTACCTTCAGAATCTTTTAATGCTAACTCATGCTCACCATCTGGTGCTGGAGTTTTACCATCTTCGGTTACAACATCTACTGATTCGCCAACATCAAATGTAGGAGATTCAACTATTGTACCATCTGCTAATTTAGCGTAAGTAAAAAGTACTTCCTCTTTGCTTAATGAAAGAGTCTTTACTATTTTATCTAATACTTGTCTTGCGTTCATATATTGATTATTTAGTTATTTAACAATTTGTTTTTTATTTGTAGTAATTTTTTTATTATATACCTGCATTCCATATATCGTTGATTTCATTTGCACTCAATACTCTATTATAGAATAAAGCTCCTGCAATTGAACCTGTATAGAAACCAGATGGTGCGTAATTTGGTGCCTTATCACCAGTTGCTGTGTAGTAACCACTTCCAACTAATAATAAGCTTCCGCTACCAGTTCCTAAATATGCATCACCTTTGCTACCACTTCCTATTAATATAGGATTTTGGTCACCAGCACCTCTATATAATTTTTGCGAGCCTGATATTCCATTATTTGTCATAGCAATCATAAGGAATTCATTAGTATTCGTTTCTGGTATTGTAGATACTACATCTCTTGTGTTTTGTTCAGTTGCTATTTCCCATGTATCATCACTTCTGCTACCAAATTCTAATGCATCAAATTGAAGACCAACAGTTGGTGCACCACGTTCTGAACCTGATGCTATTGCGTAAGCTCCATTACTTCCAGTTCCAATAAGACTTCCTAGTTTCGCCCACACTACCATAGAGTATTCAGATAATGATGAAGTAGTATAAACAGAAACTACATTATTTGTACCATTAAAGTTAAAATATTGGCTGGATGAATCCCAAGTTGGAAATGTAGCTCCAAATGATGCTGACATATTGTGATTGTATCCACTTATATCATACCAAATAGAACCAGAGCCAGGATACGATGCTGGGTTACTTGCATCTAAATATTGTATTAATCCACCTGTTGGAATTGCAACACTATAATTGTGTACAAGACTTGCACTAACATAAAATCTATAAAATTCAGATGCCTTAAAAGAACTTGTCAAAATACTTCCAGTTATATTTGGATTTGAGTTATATACAGTAGAAGATGCACTAAAAGAAGCACTATAAAATTGATTTACTGCTATCGGGTCATAAGTAATACCGGCTACCGATATACTCATAGTTACTGAACCTGATTTAGGCCAATTACTACCTGTCAAACTTGCCGTTACTGGAGCTTGGTCATCAGTTGTAAAATTTGCATTATTTGTAGTTGTTATACCAATACAATTACTAGCAATAGCTGATATACTCATAGTAGCATAGCTAGATGATACAAATGGCGATATGTAAGGAAATCTTGTTATACTTGAACTATATGAATAGTTCCAGTATATTTCAGGTCTTACATCCTCATTCTTCTTTTCTTGTTGAAGTGGTGAGTTTATATTAAGGTTGTAATTTAACATTACTTATTTTGTTTTATTATCTTAAAGCCACTATATTGTTTGCAGTAGATGATGCACTAACAGCAGTAAATATACCAGGTAAAAAACCTGATGCTGATACTAATGATAATACTGAACCATCCCATGTCTTACAAACTAATGTTCCAGTATTGCCAATGTAGATACCACCAGCTACAAATCCAAATTGAGGATTGTTTGCTGATGCACTATCAAATGTTGAACCAGAAATTGGGCTTACTGCAACTCCACCTACGAATTGTGGGTTAGTAATATACGAATTTTGAGTTTCTAATTTCATATTATTTGTTTATTTTATTATTTAACAATTGTAAATCTAATTTTATTGATTAATATGTGAATGTTCCAGTTGTTGTGAATGTATGGTATGTGTATCCACTATCTTGACTTATTGTACCACCACTAGCCTTAGGACTTCCAGAGTATCTTATTTTAACAATACCACTACCTCCATTAGCTGCTGCAGCATTAGCTGTAGAATTTCCTCCTCCACCACCTCCGGTGTTAGTACCTCCTGCTGTTGGAGTACCATTTTCTAAACAACCATTTCCACCACCACCAGAGCCACCACTTCCAGCACTTGCAACACCACCGCCTCCGCCGCCTCCAGCATAAGTTACTCCATCTAACCAAAGTTTTCCTGAACCTCCATTACCACCAGCGCTAGTAGTAGAATTAGAACCTACAGATGAAGCACCTCCACCACCGGCACCAGCTCCAGGGTTTGCTAAACCACCTGTTGAATTACCACCGGCAAATCCTTGAGTTTCTGTTGGTGAGCCTCCTGTTCTAGTACCTACACCAGCGCCACCGCCAGAGCCACCATCATTTCCATTTGTAGTACGAGTTCCACCTCCACCACCGCCTATTGCAGTTTGAGAATTAAAACTTGAATTTTGCCCGTTTCCTCCATTGGAGTTAAAACCAGCTCCACCTCCATCACCTACAACAGCACTTAATGATGTGCCATTTACAATAAAAGCACTAGAACTTATAAATCCACCAGCTCCACCACCTCCGGCATCATTACTGCCGCCTCCACCACCCCCGGCTACAATAAGATATTGTATATTAAGAATAGTATTTTGTAAAGTATCATCCATTCTTTGTGAACCTAGCATTATATCGTTTACTAAAGTATTTCCTATATAGACTGTTTGCATATTAAATTAATTAAAATATAAATGAACCAGTACCATTAGTTGCTACTAATGATGCTGATGTGAATGTGTGATATGTGTATGTTCCATCGTATGAAATTATACCACCAGTTGCTTTTGAACCAGTACCAGCGTATGCTACTATAACTACACCACTTCCACCTCTTGCTCCATTTTGGTCAGTACCAGCTCCACTAGCTCCACCAGCACCACCTCCGAAACTATCAGAGCCTGTTGTTGGTTGTATAGCACCATTGTTTCCACCACCATTACCTCCACCGCCTGGTCCACCAATAGCAATTGAAGTTCCTGAAAGGTAACTACCACCACCACCTCCACCAGCATATCTTAAACCATTTATCCAAAGAGAACCTGAACCACCATCGCCAGCCTTAAAATTAAAATCAGCAGCTCCATTAACTCCAGCAGTAATTGCTCCACCTCCACCAGCTCCATTGGCTGCACCAGTTCCACCATTTGAACCTTGTGATGGTGTACGAGAAGGAGTGTTACCTGTACCAGCAACACCATTAGAAGCACCACCACCACCACCAGAACCTCCGTTAGAACCAGAACCATTAGCTACGCCAAAGAAAGCAGTTACACCGCCGCCTCCACCGCCTGATGCACTTACTACATTCCAAACTGATTGAGTACCATTACCACCTTTAGTTCTACTTGCTCCACCTGTACCAGCTATACCACCTCTACCAACTACTACATTAAATGTTCCATTGGATATAGTTTCAGAGCCTGATATAAACCCACCAGCACCTCCGCCACCACCAAAGTCACCTCCACCTCCGCCACCTCCAGCAACGATTAAATAAAATATATCTAATGTAGATGATATAGGTACTTCATAAGGATTATATACTACTCTTTGCTCTCCCAAAAAAGCTTGTCCTATAAAATTTCCACCTAAGTAAATTGGTGATAATACTTCTGCCATATTAATATATTTTTTTTTTAATATACATTTCTTCCTAATGCCGTTTGGTAATTATTTACAATCGTTGAAAATGTAGCTGGGTTACTAAGTGTATCTCCTATTGTTGCAAATGCACAACCTCTACTACTATTTCTATTTGTACCAGTACCATTATTTTGTGCAGCTAAATAGAAAGTTCTATTTGGCATTGATGCTAAAGTTCCACTTGCGTTTATAACACGCGTACCATTTCTCCACATTTCCACATTTGCTGTTCTATTCATAATAGCAAATCCATTAGATGAGCCATGTGCTCCACCACTTCCACCTATTTGTGAATAGAATCCATATTGGTTACCATCTGTCCATCTCATAGCTATCAAACATTCATCAGTAGTTGCTGCACCGGTATTTACACCAATTTCAACATCTTCTGAATTTGCATTGTTGGTAAATGAATAATATGAGAATGAACCATTTGATGTTGTTAAGTTTGTACTAGCGTTTACAAATGTATCAGCGTATGTACCACTAACCCCATCAGGTTTTGCTCCACTAGCATCATGCGTCCATCCACCAACAAAGTTTAATCGGAATGCACCATCAGTATCTAATGGATTTTTAAGATTGTATTTGTGAGTTGTTGCAGTTCCACCAATCATAGGATAGATTGCATCCAATCCATTCCAATAGTTATCAGCTTTTAATGCTAATACTAAATTATTAATAGCAGTTGCATTTGTACCTGATATTCCAGTTGCTGTTATAAATGCTTGTGCATCCGAATCAAATGATGAGGCTTCATAAGGACCAATTCCAACCCATCTTTCATTTTGGAATCCAAATACTTCATCAGTTCCTAAAAACATTCTTTGTGATACTTCTGGCATAATTTATATTTTAATAGAAATCGTATCTATTTTTTGTTGCGTTAAAGTTTTGTGTAATTTCTGAAGGAGTTAGTACTCTATTATAAATTAGTGCTAATCCCATCATCCCATCAAGGTAATAAATATTTGTTCCACCCCATCCAATTCTTGCTAATTCATTATTTCCACTGCCACCATAAGCATTACCATTACCAGCTTGAATAAATTGGTCATTAATATAAAATTGCTTTACATAAGGTGATGTATTATTATATGTCCAAGTTGTAAAATACCATACTCCAGTTGCAGGAACTGGAGTTGATATTGTCATATCGTTTACATACATACCAAATATCCAAGTATTATTTCTTACAATAAGGTGCAATCCATTATTATTTGCTGCAGTACCGCCTGATAATAAACATCTTTCCTGTACGTTATCAAATTTATGCCAACATTGGAATGTCCAACTTCCTTGAAAGAATGTAGCAGGTAATGCTCCAATAGTTGCATATTGGTTAGTACCATTAAAATCTAACACACCATTGTTAGTTCCATTGTATGTTGGGGTATTAATAAGGGTAGCATTTCTAGCCAATCCACTTAAATCACCCCATACTGCGCCAGCGTTTGGATAAGAAGAACGATTACCAGCATCTAAGTAAGTGTTGATACCATCCTCCAATATCGGAGCTGACATATTTGAAAATGCTCCAAAGCTCATATTATACGAAATTTTGTAGTTTAGCTAAGTACACATTTGAACTATCAAATGATACAAAGGTTAATATATCTATTTTACTACTTCCAGATGTTGGTAAGTAACGGCTTCCACTCACTTGCTTAACGTTAGATGAGAATGATGCAGTTGCTTTTCCTACAGTTGTAAGTAATAAGTTACAAGTCTCACCAGGATTTACTCCGGTGATATTAAAGAATGTTGTTCCAGTTACTAATGATGTATAGAAATTACCAGCGTTAAAATCAATTGAAGCTGTGTTAGATGCTATACTTGCTGAAATTACATTTCCAAATACCGAACCAGTTACTATCAATGAACCAGAGATAATTGCTGAACCAGTGAAAGGGAATGTAGGTGTACTTGCTCCACCACTACCGGTAATTGCTGAACCTGATACAACATATAATGTGTTAGGGTCTTTAGTTGCTAATGCTGCGTATGATGCTGATGTAATTGATATTACGTGTCTTACAGGAGCTACATTTGTAGTTGTAGGTGATACGTTATCTATCAATGAACCAGTAAATGAACCAGAAGTAAGTAAATAACTTCCACTCACATTCAAACTACCTGTTATAGTATGTCTATCAGTTGCTGCATTTCCTAAATTAACTCCAGTACTTAATACTTGCAATTCAGTTGTTCCAGCTGCAAATCCTACACTCAATGAACCAGTCACACCTAATGAGCCTGTTAATTGTGTTGAGCCTGTTATTTGTGTTGCAACTGAACCTATTCTAACAAGTTCTGCAATCGCACCTACATCTCCTAAAGTTATTCCTCTAAAATTAACTGCGGAAGCTCCAATTCTCATTAAAGATGCTGTATCCGTTGGGAATAAATTATTTGCATTTAATGCACCTGCGAAAAGAAAGCCTCCTATATTTGTGTCTGCACCAACATTTAATGCGTTACTTATTCTCACCGAACCAGTCACTCCTAATGAGCCTGTAATTAATGCAGAGCCTGTGAAAGGAAAACCAGCTCCAGTTCCTCCACCCCCACCAGCTAATGTGATAGATGCAGTATTATCAGTTATTGTAAGGGCTTGTACGGCACTTCCACTAAATTGTAGGTAAGTTGCTGTTCCAACATTTGTTGAACCAGAAGCAAATCCTAAAGATGGTGTGATACCGGATGTTCCACTAACACCCGATGTTCCTGATGTTCCACTAACACCAGAAGTTCCTGATGTTCCATTTACACCTGAAGTTCCGTTTACTCCACTCGTACCATTAACTCCACTCGTACCATTAACTCCACTAGTTCCACTAACACCAGAAGTTCCTGAAGAACCAGCAGTTAAGTTAGAACCTGATATGATATACATCGTATTAGGGTCTGTTGTTCCAGCTGCAAGTAATGCTCCATAAGAAGCTGATGGTAATGTTACCACATTTGTTACTGCCGGTACAGTTGTGTATGTATCGTATATGTTTGATATAACTGAGCCACTAAATCCACCTATTGATTGATTTATTGAACCAGTCACTCCTAAAGAACCTGTTATTTGTGCTGAACCAGTGAAAGGAAATCCTACACCAGTTCCACTACCACCTGCTAAAGTTATAGAGGCTGTATTATTAGTTATTGTTAAATTTTGAACTGAGCTACCACTAAATTGTAAGTAAGTTGCAGTTCCTATATTTGTTGAACCAGACGCAAATCCTAAAGATACATTAGTACCTGAAGTTCCACTTACACCTGAAGTACCTGATGTTCCATTTACACCTGATGTTCCATTTGCACCTGAAGTACCTGAAGTACCGTTAGTTCCTGCTATACCACTTCCACTAATCAAATATAATGTGTTAGGGTCTTTAACTGCTAATGATGCGTATGAAGCTGATGTTAAAGTTACTACAAAATTTGCTCTTGGTACATCAGTATATGAGTCAGTAATATTACTTACCAAACTACCACTATTGCCACCACTTACAAAATAGTTAGAACCAGTTACACTTAATGAGCCTGTTAATTGAATTGAACCAGAGAATATTGCCGAACCCGTATAAGGGAAAGATGCGTTACCTGTTCCAGTTCCACCAACCAATACAATTGATGCTGTATTTGAATTTACAGTTATTGATTGTACTGCACTTCCACTAAAATCTAAATATTGTGCAGTTCCTAATGTTACACTTGCTGATGCTATTGTATTAATTGATGTTAATCCAGACGTACCACTTGTACCAGAAGTTCCTGATGTGCCGCTACTTCCATCTACACCATTAATTCCGCTTGTACCAGAAGTGCCTGAAGTACCACTACTTCCTGCTACTCCATTTATTCCAGAAGTGCCGCTTGTGCCGCTCGTACCGCTTGAACCATCTAATCCACTAACACCAGAAGTTCCCGATGTTCCTGAAGTTCCCGATGTTCCTGAAGTGCCACTTGAACCATTTAATCCGTTTATACCGCTTGTGCCTGATGTGCCGCTAGTACCAGAAGTTCCTGATGAACCAGCACTTCCATTTGTTCCTGCCAATGCTACTAAATCCCATTTGTCTGGGTATGCTACTGGGTCTTCATCCGTATTACCTACTACACATATATAAGAACTTCCATCATATTCTACTACATCATTTACTACATAGATGTCAATTGAATTCCACTGTCCTCTCCAAGTAAATGAAGTACCAGAAGTACCGCTTGTACCTGATGAGCCATTAACTCCGCTAGTTCCACTAACACCTGAAGTTCCCGATGTTCCTGAAGTTCCTGATGTGCCAGATGTGCCACTACTTCCGTTTACTCCATTTACTCCAGATGTTCCACTAGTACCAGAAGTTCCTGATGAGCCGGATGAACCATCTATACCATTAATACCTGAAGTACCTGAAGTGCCACTACTTCCGTTTACTCCGCTTGTGCCTGATGAACCATTAACTCCACTTGTACCAGAAGTTCCCGATGTGCCACTACTTCCGCTTGTGCCGCTTGTACCACTACTGCCTGAAGTTCCATTGATTCCTGATGTTCCTGACGTACCAGAAGTTCCACTTGTGCCAGAAGTTCCTGATGAACCACTGCTACCTGCTACTCCATTGATACCAGATGTACCTGAAGTTCCTGATGTGCCACTACTACCTGCCGAACCATTTATTCCACTAGTTCCAGAAGTACCTGATGTTGCTGCATTATAAGATGTTCCATTTATTATTAAGTCTCCTTGAATAGAAAAAGAACCAGTTACTCCACTGCTACCGGTAATATATTGTGAGCCTGAAAATACGTTTGAACCGGTTGTTGCTAAATTACTAATATTAACTGCAGTTGCATTTACGTTAATTGTTGCTACATTACCAGCTAATGAAGCTGTTATAGAAGCTCCTACAAAATTTAATGCAGTTGCTGAACCTAATGAAACTCCTTCTTCTTGAATTACAACACCACTACCAGATAATACTAACGAATCTACTTGGGCTTCTAACATTGCAATACTTCCCGATACTGATGATGAATCAATATTATATTGTCCTTCATCAACTAAGGAATCAATCATATCAGTATTGAATCCTCTTAGTAAGGCTGGTGTAATGTATCCAAAATTATTATTAGGAAAGCTACTTTGGTTTTGTGCTTCTAATTGCTGTTTATTTAAGTTAGACATATTTTATATCTTTGTTTTATATATTTTCAACATCAAATCCACTAGAGAATCCTCTACTAAATGCTCCCTGCTGTTTTGCAGCCGATTGCGTTTGTCCAATAGATTGTCCTATCAATGCACCATCACAACAATCCATAGAATAAGTGTCAGCATCATCACATAAACAAGCTCTACGCTTATTACGTGGGATTGCTCTACCTCTAGTTGGACCGAAGTAAACACCTGAATTCTTTCTTTGATTTTGATTACTAGCTGGTGTTGGCATGTTATTGTGCTTTTGCTGGTGGATAAATTAAACCTACTCCCTGTGCTCCCATAGTTTTATCACAACATTTTTGAGAATAAGTGTTCTTATTCCTACACAAGCATCCCATTCTGTTACCTTTTCTTGGTGAACTTAATGATTGCGTTGGTTGTGGTTTCGGTTTAGGAGTAGCAACAGTTCTAAGCTTCATCTGATTTCTTTTAGATTTAACAACTAAAGGAATAAAAGTTATGAACTTAACCTTTCTTCACTGCTTCCTTATACATCAGCTCTTCCAAGAATGCCACATCAGCCTGATAAGCTAACATTAATAAACATTTTTCCAATGGTTCTTTGGTTATTTCATCAAACCTTGTTATATCGTTTTGTGCAAGTTGGACAAGGCTTGAGTAAGATTTCCATTTTTTTCCAAAACGGATTTGATGTTCTGAGGTAGACCCGTCAATCCCGTCAAAGACCTCTGGGTATCTTTCAGTAAGTCCTTTAATAAAGTTTTCAAAAAAAAAAGTGTGCCAAAGTGAACATCCATACTGACATCCATAAAGGTATCACCATCTATTGTGGCATCGTATGCTTTAATATCATATAGTTTACCTGTCTTTTTAATTACAGGTCTATAAAGTATGCTCATTATCTCAGCCCATTTCTCATTTATCTCAAAGGTTTCGTACTTTGATATATCCACATAAGCACCATAAGCCATTCTACTTAAATCAGGCTCAAATCCATACTCTACTTCACCTATTGTAATAAACTTTTGTAGAGGTAAATCTATATTATTAAAGAAGTTAATTAAATCTCCCTTAATAGCAATGTATGTATCTATATTCAATTGCTGTATATACTCTAATGGAAACTTACATAGATGATGAAACAAACAAGCCGTTACTGCTTCATCTTCACCAGCGTATGTTTCCAAATCTTTTCTTAGGGCTAGATACTGTCTTAGAGTTACTGCACTCCATTTAGTAGGTACTTCTATTTTAATTTCTTGCTTCATTATATCTTATTTGATTTTGGTATTACACTAACTCTGTCAGCAGGTACTGCCCATTGTTCAGGGTTTATTAAATCTGAATTCATTACTATTGTTTCAGTAATTGGAATTGTTTGTACTGTCTTTTCTGCTAATAGTGCTTGGTATCTAGCTTCTGCTGAATTCCTTTGTTGTATTGTAGCAGTTAAGTAAGCCTTATGCTTTCTCAATTCCTCTAATAACTCTACGTTCTTCTTTTCACTCATAGCTACATAGGTGGCCATTTCCATAAAGTCCTGCTTTGTTAGGTTGTCTAAATCTACTTCGTTTTCCATATTGTTTGTTTTATCTTACGCTTATTATATATTTTCCAGCTGATGTTGCTTTGTTACTTAATCTCATCATACATCCATAACGGGCTGCATCTATTAAGTGATTGTTAAAATCAATTGGTTTGTCTAATTGCTTTCCAAATCTATCAGTGCTCCACTCATACGAATAGAACTCATTGGTTAGGTTCTGACAACTCTTAGGTATGTTTATCTTATAGTTCTGCATTACCTGAATACCAAAGTTGATTGAATCCTTTCCCTTTACTACGGGTCTTATATTCCATCCTAACTTATATAATTCATCTATTAGTCTTGGTTCTGCACTATCAGCCCATATCTCTTGTCTACCTTCAACTACCCTACTTAACATATTATCTATGTCCGATGTTGTCATTCCTTTCTCATAACAATGCTCTACGAAATATAGCTCATTGTTCATCTTCCATATACTAACTAAAGCAGTTGGGTCAGCAGAGTATCCAAAGTCCAAACCAAAACAAACGAATTCAGCATCTTCAGGCATCCATTCTATTGTATTGAATTCAAAGATAGCTTTCTCATTACCTACCCATTCACCCAAACCATACACCTTCCATGCTTTTGGATTTGATGTTCTTAATTCCTCAATTGCTTTCTTAACTGCTGAATCTAAATAAGGATTGTTCTTATAGGTTGTAAAGTATCTGCTACAATCACCCATCGTTCTTATCCAATGGTATGGTGATACAGTAGGGTTATAACTTAATACGATTGGACCTGTTGTACGAATTTGTAGCTGGAAGTATGATTCTTCATCTATCTCATTTGCTTCCTCTAACCAAAGGATAGTACTCTTTAATCCTCTTAGCTTCTCAGCATCATCCGTTGATATGAATTGTATTATTGAATCATTATAGAATGTGTATATTCTATCTGATATATTGAAATCATTCTCATTCCACACACCTATCATCTGCATCACATCCTTAAAATCCTTCATTACAGTCCTTTTAAGCGATGGAATAGTTTTACGAACAATTGTTATTATCTCCCTATTTTCAAGCGCTTTAACGATACACCATTGAAGTAATGCGTATGTCTTACCACTACGTGTTCCTCCAATGTGATGAGTAACCCTTGTTGGAGAATCATTCTGATTGGTATAGGTGATGGTGGTATTAATTTCCAGATTCATCTAATATCTTTTGAGTTACATTGACAGTAATCTGCTCTATCCTTTGATTCACTTCAGCTTTTACTTCGGTTCTACTCAACTTAGGGATTGTATATTCTAAAAGCTTAAATGCTAATTCTAATGCAGCTTGTGGGTCTTTCTTCTTTATCTCCTCTAAATCTTTTGATAGAGTTGATAGGGTTGAATCCACTGCTCTTGCTATTGAAAGCTTAACCATCTCCGTAGAACGATTCACTGCTCCTTTTGGGCGCCCTTTACTTAATTGATGTCCTTTTTCAAATTTAGCCATTATATTCCATTATTTAATTGGTTTGTTATAGTCTAACACAATGTATCACCTTTGTAGTGAACGTATCAGGAGACCACCTTAAAATCCATTTATACAGCCTTATCAGAATGAACTATAAGTTTTACAAAAGGAAACTTATTATGATTGGTTCTATCTATGGACCAATGTGGTTGAAAGGCTTCTATAATCTTTAATCTTTGTTCTTCATCTAAACGGAACTGCTCTACTGCACCTATATCTAAATGGAAATCGTATGGATGGACTTCCCATTCTCTATATGCAATCATATAAAGTGAATACATTAGGAAATCAAAGCAATGGTATTCATTTAGTATTTCTTTTATGTTAGGTCTTGTTTCTAACCATTCTAAAAATAGAAATGTTTCTGATGTATCATATACTGGAATATCTTGAAACCACCAATACAAGCTGAAATCTTTTGTTTCATTTATTACCCTTCTATTTGTATCTAATCCTAACATAGTGGCTACTTTCTTTATTATCTCACCACCTACTTCCGCATAATTACCTTTAACATATTTTCTACTTCCTATTTCCGTATACAATTCATCTAAGTTTACAGGCTTAACATATTCAGTTTCACAATCATATATTCCAATCCAATCGTATTTGTCAAACAATGTACCCAATGCTCCTATCTTCTTTACATTTACAATACTTGTATATCCTCTCATATCTTTAGGTACAACTAATCTATTGAATGGTTTACTATATCCCTTTGAGAATAACTCTGCTTCATATTCATTACTAAACACAACATATATGTCATGTGGCTGTTCTACGTTTTCATAGAATGTATCTAATAATTTAGTTAGGTATCCAAAGTAAGGTTGGTGTGCTGTAACTACTGTTGCTGTTTTATTTCTCATTTGTAAATGGATTTTGTATCGTTTCTCTTAAATGCTTCTTAGCTCTTTTGATTTGTGTGAATGATGTGGATTTGCATATCTTAATCTCTGCTGATAACTTCTCTAATGTCATCTTATCATCAAAAAAATATAGTTGTGCTAATTTAGATGCCGGCCATAACTTAGTACGTTCCATATTCTTTAGCTCATCTATTACCTGATTGTATGCTGTATCTATCCTTTCATCTGAATCTATATCGTATTCATTATCAGGCGTGTCCGATTCCGTATTAGGTTGGTATTGTATCTTCTTATCCCTTTTAACTTTGTTTAGGAATCTTGATTTGATAAAAGCGTATGCGTACATTACGTTAAATGAATTACCCCACCATAAAGCAGGATTAACTCTCTCCCCTAAATAAACGTAAAGCTCACCAACTAAATCTTCAGCTACTTCTCTATCCTTTACAATATTGAATGTTGCTGCTAATAACCATTG